GATTTCGTGTTCTTGCGAGAACTCGTTGTGTTTTAGATAAATGCTTAACTGGTCGTCCGATTTAAAAGCCTTTAGAACATTACTTGGACTATTAGATTTGATGTTTCCATCTTTGTTTAGCGTCATCTTTGCATTCGTATCTATACTTATTACATTACCGATTGTTATCACCTCCTATCTTTCTTGATCATACTTTCTACAGTCCTATCGACTTCTCTAGTGCTTAGAGGATTTGGGCTGTTGTTATTTGCAATATGGGCAAGCTGAAGGACAAGTTCATCATCGACTGCTCTAATGAGCATTCCTCCGACGAAACTAGCTAATTTGTCATTCCGCCCGCCTTCGTCACCAAAACCTACTACTATGGTTTCAAATAAGTCTGTGGTATTAGTCCTCTCACGAGTATACGTCCTATTCTTAAGAGCCCTTAAACCATCAGCACCATCACCTTTAAATCCATTGGTAAGCTGATACTGTCTTTTGATAGCTGCGATAAGTTCTTTCGATGGCGTTACCATCGTGAGACCTTCTTTTGATTTCTCTAGATCCCACTCGTAAATACCTTTGTCTGTCGCTGAAGGTGCTACGAGAACATAATTATTTTCGTGAGCTTTGATATCAACGCCGGGGAGAAAACCTATCATTTGAGAGATTGGGGCATCATCCCTTTTAAAGTAGAATAGATGTTTCCCACCACTTGCGGTTTTCGCTTGTAGAGTAGGTTCTATTAAATTCAAATAAGGCCATTTCTTTAAAGAATCAAACCCGTTATTTTTGCCATGCTTGTCAATATCAACGACGAAGAAGTTAGTCGTCCTTAGTGCAATATTTGCGTTTGGAAAACCATCCCAAAAACCGCTAATTTCTTCTTCGGTCATTGCTGGTTTATCAGCAAAGTCGATTAAAGGGCGTTTACTCTTAGGGTGGATTGGGATGACTGAGAAACCCATTTTTTGATATTTCAAAGCGTAATCTTTCATGCTAGCCATCACATTCACTCCTCTTGACAGACATAGACCAGTTCTTGAACGAGTAAGTTGTGGTGATATTCTGTTTCCGTCGTTTTTAAGTATTTGAGCATTTCGCTAAACGCTTCATCGTATGTCGAAAACGGACCAATATCTTTGTCTGTTGTATCTACTACCCAAAAACGCCCGTGTTTTAGAAAGGGAGGTCTTCGTCAGAGATATCCATTGGGTTACCGTTTCCAAAAGGTTGTGAAACATCTTCCTCAAGGTCATAATTTCGGTAAACTTTATCGCCTTTACCTTGTGTTTCTGTGATCACAAGGTTGTAGTAAGATCCTACTGCCTTACGTTGGAGTGACTCTTCCAAATCTTTCCCATCTTGTTCAGTTCCTTGCATGTTGTCTCCGGCAAGGACAAGAGCCTTGATAAAGAATTTCATAGTGCGCTCAACAGACCATTTAATGTCTTTGCCATTCCATTCAGAAAGCGTTCCGAAACTTGCGTATTCGGTGCGCCCATCATAATCACCGCCACGAATTTCAAATTGGTAAGAGATGCTTTCCCATCTGCTTTCAGATACGTTGAATTTAGCATCTTTTAAAACGACTGGATAAGTACCCACTGGAATCGGAGCTGGTCCGTTTGCACTGTCTTTGCGTGGGTCGAAACCTTCTTTTTTAATTGATTTTGCGATATCTAGTAAGCTCATTTGTTATTCTCCTTTGTGTGTTCTTGTCTTTTAAAATAGATCTGCATCGTTAGTAGCAGCAGCTTGTTTTTGTGCTACTTGTTTAGGTTGCTTATTTTCTTGTTTGTTTTCTGCTTTTTGTTGCCTAGGCGACTCAACAGCACCTCTAATAGTGGTAAGGATTTTAAGAATAGCCTTGTCGTCAACTTGGTCAGCGTAGTAAGTTTTACGTTTTCGGTCGACGCTACGGTTGTAGTTGTTCCCAATTTTTTCGGTGTGGATCATCAAATCCGAGTTACCATTGATCAGATTGACATATTTATCTTTAAGACTTGGTTTGTCCTTGGTAGCATTACCCTTGTCATCGTATTCTGAAACTTGACGACTAATGTAGATAACATTCATAGGTAAGGCTTTTAGATCAATGACCAATTCCGTGATAGCTTGGTTAAAGAAATCGTAACCTTTTCCGTAAGGAATTTCAGACAGTGATTTTAAACGAGGGTTACCTTTTGGTGTAAGCTCGTCACAAACTGCAATCTTAATCATTTCGATAACATCATCGATAACGTCGATGACTACTGTTTCGTAAGTGTGTTTTTGTGTTTGAAGTGCGAGCAAAACTTCTCCTAACTGCTTGATTACTGAGTTAGTGATTCGACCGCTAGAATCCTTGGCGTTGACTAGCTGAATACTAGGCACGCTATTAGCTTCAGCATTCCCGTCCGTGTTCAAAACAATAGGATTAGGAAATTCATTAGCTAGATAAGACTTACCGCTCATGGTTTCCCCGTAAATAAAGTAATTGCGAGGTGTATCTTTTGGGATACGTGGTTTATTCTCTGGTAAAGTAAAACTCATTATTTCTCCTTATAATAAAATTCGATAACATTCACATCATGTTGTTGTCTGCTCCCAGTTATTCGCCAAAGAAGTTGCCGGTAATCGTCATACTCTCCAGATTCTTCGTCGACCGGATCAAGGACAACAATCGTGTGGTATTTATGTTGCAAGCCATCCACTCCTACGCCTAAGACTTGACTAGTGGCTACAACAACCTGCTTATCAAGTCCTTCTTGGGCATCTCCTGTCCATATACCAATATCTTGGTGTCTCTCATGGATGACATTTACAACCTGCTTGGACTTGCTGACAATCAACATGTCGTGAGGGGCTCTCTCAATCAAACCGTCAATAGTGAGCATGAGAGGGGTGTCTTTGTTAACTGCTTTCAATTTTGGGAAATCAACGTCGACACCAGTTTGGGTAAGATAACGTTCAAATGTTTTTCGGCCAAACGACTGTTTAGCCATTGCATATTTACCATTGGCTTCAACGATGTTGTGTTCTTTAAAAAAAGCTAGTTTCTCTGGATTTCCTGCATGGATGGTGTTTTTAAAAAATTTGATCTCGAAGCCGTTATTTTCTTTGGCGTTTTCGATTCCTTCGATTTCTTCCCATCTAAAAAAGTTTGGGAGATGACTAATATAACTTTCGTAATCTCTGAAATCTTCCCATTTCTCTTTTGAGTAAGAGAATCTATCGTATGCCATCTTGCCGTGTTGTTTTTGCCAATCAAATTTTCGGTTAGGCTCTGCATATCCAAATATGGTTTTTTCTAGTGGATAGAAATTTTGGCCTTTTTTTCGAATAGGTGTGGCAGATAAACCAATAGTGTATTTGCGTTTTATTTTGCGGTATAAGGCTATTTGTTTATCAGACGACATATTCTGCCATTCGTCAATGATAAGTAAGTCACAATCTAAGCTAGATCCTTTTTTAAGCATGTTTTGCAGTTTTCTGTCAGTTTGGATAATAAAAGTTACATCGTCATCAAAACCAAACGCTTCAACAGATTCTTCCCAACCTTTTAAAATAGAGAGCCGATTGTTTAGGATCACGATTTTTTTAGCACATTTATGCTTAGCAATAGCTAGGGCACAAAATGTTTTACCACGACCACCCAAAGCCTCTAGGAATATTCCAGGTCCTACTCTGTCACTCCTTTTCACTGCTTCAGCTTGCCATTTTCTAAGTGTGATTGCTATACGCACTCACCACCTTTCCGATATCTTGGACGACTTCTTCAATGTCGTTCCGCATGGCCCAAAACAAGCCTAATCTTGCAGCAGCCCTAACGTCTTGGTGATGGGATTTTTCAAATTTCCAAAGCCCTAGTTTTTTTAATAAGGAATTTGGTATATCTGATTGATACCCAGCATTACGCTGAAGGATAGCGTCTGGGAATAAGATTTGAAATAGTGCGATTGTTTCTAAAACACTGTTATCTTTTGCGAGATCATTATCACGAGCTTCGTATTTTTCGATAACAACGATATCCGACTTTATGAATCGTCCCTCATTCTCATACCAACTTCGGATGTCCTTAACGCTATATCCAACTACCCAATGCTTGACTAACTTTGCGTTATCTAACAAGACGATTCCGTTGGTACTTGTTTCTGCCTTAGCCGAAGATGGATCAATTGCAAGAATTTTCATCGAATACTTAAATTACTCCTTTCTTCAATGTGAGCACCTCGAATAGTAGCACCGCTCTCCAAGAGTTTTTTAATTTCTTTTTTATCCGGCTTGTAGCTAACGATTTGATACTTTTTAGGAAGTTTATCTTCATCGACTACTACTGCTTTAGATTTACGGAAACCAACTTTGAATAGTGTGGTATCAACTCTGGTTTGACCAGTTTCAGTCATACTAACCGCAAGTGCTGCTTTTAGGTTGTCAATTTTTGACTGATCGGACTTAT